TCTACCGCCATTGCTTGATAGGGCTGAATATCTGGCTGGATATAGTGGGTAGCCTTTTTAGCCACCACACCGCCCAACTTAGCAGGCTTTAATTCCTGCATCTTCATGCCGCAGCACTCACGATAGCCATGAGTCCACTTCTTAAAAAAACACCCACACTTAGCACAAAAAATATCCACCTAGAACCCCTCCCGAACAATAGCTCTCTCGTTAGCGCGCACTTCATGACTCAATGTGCGCATGGCATCTTCTCTAGCCTTATCCTGCTGCGCGACAATATCCATGGCCTTGATCTTCTCGCGGCCTGCCTGCTTTTGCGCCTCTAGCTGGCTATCAGCCTGCTGCTTCATGGCCTGCTCCTGCATCGCAGAATCACGTTCCACCTGCTTAACTTGAATCTCTTTTTGCGCTTCGGCTTGCGGGTCAGCTTGTGGTGCTTGACCTTCTTCTGCCGGTGGCTGCGCTGGCTGTTGTTTCGATTGCTCAATAATCTGGTTAATCGTATTTTGAAACGAGCTCTCAGTAGAGCGTCCAACCTTGAAGCTGCGCACCAAAAACATCACAGATTCACCGATCAACGGGATCATAGACGGCATTTGCTGCCCGATAGTCGCAACCCCTTGGATAACGGCACTCATAGTATTAACAAACTCTAAACGCGCATCACGCTCGTTTTTAGCATCCTGCAGGATTGTAGAATCCGTCTCAATATCAACACGGAACATACGATTCTTGTTGTCCTGCAATAACTCCATGACCTCTTCCCATGACGGCTCCTGCATCAATCGCATCGCCTCATCTGGAACCGGCTGCCCCATTTGCTGCGCCAATCCAATATTCTGCTTCTCTTGCTCTGTCAGCATCTTCACGCCAGACATTGAGCGCACAGTCTCTAGCGAGAACAATTCGCCAATCATCTCACCAGCAATTCGCAGCAACGAGCGCGCAAACATTTGCACATAACCTTGCATTTCTTTCAGGCGCACAGACGCATAGTCACTCTTGATTTGTTGCGCGGTAGCAGTCTCGTTAGGGTCAGTAGCCCCGCGCATGATGTCGCTCATACCGGAGATTTCGTACATGTCGTTTTTAACACGGTCACGCGAGTTATAGAGCGCTACCAGTGTTTTGGCGATTTCATCAAGAGGCATGAACGATATAGCCCCTTTAATGCCGCCTTTTTCCGCAAACCCTGCCCAGTTATCCACAGGAATCAGGATATTTTCATACCCGTCACCAAGCAGACGATCAAGACCGCCAGCCGCAGAATCATAAACTCCCGCAACCTTAAGCGATTTCTGTAACTGAGAAATGCGCGCGGTAAGTTCGTCCAACTCTTGCGCTTGGTCTTGGTACATCACGTAATCAGGAGTAGGAATCAGAGAATCATTAGCCAGCGTCCCAAACAATGGCTTAGGGCAGGGGAAAAAATCAATCAGCCCAAGCGGGTCTTTTTTCTTGTCCAGCAGGGTAGGGTATTCTTTGCTTAACCAGTACACGGTTTTCTTGGATTTGCACCAGTATTCGTAGATGGTGGCCTTAATGCCAACTTCGTCACCTTTTTCGACTTTGTGGTCAAGCGGCACAGCAGCGCCAATTTCATCACCGAAGCGCTCAATCAACTGCGCACGACTCATGAACGCCCTACGCCACACGGCATCCACTTCTTCCCATGTGCGCGCCTTAGAATGCCCGAAGTCGTCCCAATACACATAGTCAAACGCCACTTCTTCCCACTCGACATACTCGCCAGCGGCATCTGTGATTTGTAGCTCTGTGCCCTCGCTGCCTTCTTCGGCCTCGCCAGCCTCGCTATATTCTGGTTCTGCGCTTTCCGCGAACGTAGGACAATAGCGAACCCATGCTGTACCGCGCGCAGTGATCAAACGATCTAGCACAACATGGCGCATTGTGTCACCGAACGTGGACGTGGATACCATGAAATTAAGGCAACGCTCCAGCACCTCGGATGCCTGTCGTCCAACAGGGTCATCATCCTTGAATCTACGATCCACCTCGACACTAGGGTCTTTCGCATAGAGACTCGGGCGCATGGTATTAACGTTCGCCCAGAATGCGTTATATTTCGTTAGCGTATCGCTATCGCGTCGCTTGCCTCGGTATATGTCAGTAATCTTGTTGCAGCGAGTCGTCCACTTATCAGCGTCGCGCTCGTATGTTGTGATCTCGGTCAGGCAGTAGGCGCGGTCTTTATCAGTACCGGCTGGCTGCCCCGCGTTTTTGAGTTGCTCTGCAATCTCACCCATGGCTTACAACCACAATACGGAGCCGGAGAACGTCCCGCCAATCGTGATCGTCAGGCCGCCTAGGAACGCAACTGGAAAATTAATTATTGTCGGTTCAGTAGGTGTCATAGCAACAGACGTAGGCATTAGCACCCCGTTACCGTCAGAAATAGCGATAGTCGCTGCCGTAGCAGAGGACACCATAATCCCGTACAGGACACCATCCTGCCCGACCTTGATAGTCGTAGTTGTCGTGATCGGTGTAGCATTAAAAATAATCGGGTTGCTAGTAGAGGCCATGATATTGCATCCTGTTGTCTGATTGCGTAAAACTATAACCTAGTTCGCCTTGCCTTTCCAATACCGCTTGCGTCACCCCAAAAAACATCGTGCGCGGTCATATCATTTAGGAATTTAGGCTTAGTCTTTTCTGGCTCCTTGCGCGTCTCTCTGTGCCATGCTAGCGCCAGATACCTAAACGCATCTGACCCGTGACTCGCCCAATCGTGTACCGGATTGTCCGAGAAACACTTCCTAGAGTCATCCCACTTGCGCTGATAGTTGCGCAGACATTCTACCCCGTCCTTGGTTTTCTCTTTGTCAAAATAGCACTTGGGCAGGATATATCGCGCAGCTTGGATGCCTGCTTGCACATCTTCACGCGGCACTCGCTCAAACCCACCTTGCAACCCGAACCCTTTTAGCTGCGCCATCACAGACTTCCCTGCTCCTTGTATAGTCGCAGACCACGCATCATGTGGCAGGTAATGCCGCCCGTAATTGTAGCCTTTGCTCATCAGCACTTTAGCGTAGTGCTCTGCCGCCTGCCCGCTCTTGCTGTAGTAGTCGATAATCCGCAGCGCACCTCCAGCATCAAGCTGAAAAAACCAGATTGCAGTATCATCGCTATAGCCAATGTCCCAAGCCGTAAACACCTCCCTGAACTTATCGACCGGAACAAGGCCGATTCGCCCCTCGTTTTCTGCGCGCTCTATCCATTTGCCCCAGATTGCACCGAGTAAAGCCGCATCAAAACTGCAATGATATTCTTGCCGGAAAAAGCTGTCCCCTTCATCGTCGCCATAGGTAGCAATAAATTCTTGCCGCTCGTTTTCCAGAATAGCAGGCTCAAAAACCCCAGTATCATCAGCCGTCAGCCTCTGCGCGAACCATCCCTCATTCTTTGTCGCTTGGTCGTACATAGTCCAACCATGGTTGCGACCGCGAGGCGTATAGATAAACGCAGACCATCCACCGTTCTCCGCCAGAATAGGCCGAATGTATGCCCATGCCGCAGGGTTCGCTATCGAGTATTCCGAGAACACCACACCGCGAGGCGTAGAGCCCACCAATTTGTTATAGCTGTCAGAACCCACGACCTGCCACGTACTGCCGTTCTTGAACACGATCTGCATCTCTTGCTCTCGTGTAGTAGCGCGCAGCTCTAGCGGAAATGCCTCATCAATCCTACGCCTTCCGGTGTGCGGGTTCACCGCGTCCCATATTGCCTTTCGCGCCTGCGCATACTCTGGCAGCATGTGCCAGTAGTTGCCTATGTCTTGGTGCGCTTTTACTGCCGCTAAATGCAAGCAAAAATCGTCTTTTCCCGCCCTCCTGTGCCACACACACACCGCACGCCCGCCCTTTTCGGCTCGGATCATGTGATTAAACGCGGCCCGCTGATATTCTCTAGGCCGCCAGTTGTTGGGTAGGTTTATCACGGCCATAGTGCTAATAGTCCTGTTCTATTGATACAGTAACAGGTTCATCATCAGTGATGCGCGTCGATGAGCCGTTAACGGTTACGCCAGCGGATTGCGTCTCATCAAAACTCAAAATATTCACTGTAACGCTAGCATCCACCTGCACGCGATCCGTGAACAGAACCAAGTGCTTGCCAAGCAATTCCAGCGCCTTGAGTGCATCTCCGCGGCTTGCCATTTCGTCGCGCTCTTTGGATGGATTATAGCAAACCCTCATAGCGTCTTCTTTTACGCGGTTAATGTCAGCTAGCACCTGATCAGCGCTGATCTCTAGCCTAGCAGCCCTATCATTCATTCGTCGCTGTATATCAGCACTAACGCGCGGATCCGCTAGCAGTTTTTTTGCGTAGATTTTTCCCACCTGCCCGCTTTTGCCTGCGGCTTTTGCCGCTAGTTGCTCGTCCAGACTGTTTAGATACTCAGAAATAAACGCTTGGACGCTGCTATGGTGCAGATATATTTCGCTAAGCATTGTGATTTTCCTCGGTTTCTGCAGTCAATCTCAGTATACATCACGAATATTGCACCGCTAAACAAGTCCGTTAAATAGTATTTATATGATTTATATGATTTATTCCCTATTTCTGCCCCTGTGGGAGCTCCCACACCGTGTAAGTGGTTGACACGTAAGGTTTTTTAGATTTCGGTATAAACAGCATATACCGTGCAAGCCGTTGATCTATATAGTCTTTTATATATTTAGTATATATATAGGGGGGGGGTATACT